CTTCTGCTGGCCTTGGTCAATCTTAGCTGCATCGACGTTATACTTGTCTTCTTTCTCACGTAAGAACTTTTGCACGTCTAGTTCTTGCTCTTGTTGTTTTAATGCAAGCTCTTGTTGTGCTAACTGAATCTTAGCCATTTCAATTTGGCCGCTTTGCTGCATCTCTTGGGCTTTGTTTTGTGCAGTTGCCATATCAGCTTGGGCTTTCTGCATTTCTGCCTCTGCTGCTACCATCATTGGGTCAGGTTGTTGCTGCGCGTTTTGTTGCTGCTGTTGGATTGCTTGCAACTCTTCATCAGTCAGTTGCTCTTGGGGGATAGTGCCGTTACGTATTGCAACTGCTCTGGCTCTATCTGCAACGTCATCCATACCGGGTTGATTAATATTCCTAAACCAAACGTCACGCGCTAATTCCATGATAGTCGGATCAATAGCTGCTATACGTGTGAAAGCTTCAACCATCTGGTCTTGCTTGCTTGCGTATTCCGCTCCAACTTCAACAGCTACGTCATACTCACCGACTGAAAGGTCATTAATAGTAACGCTCTGCCCTGTCTCGTTGTCATACTCAGTGGTGTTTAAGTCAACAGTTTCACTTGTACCATCTTCGTTTATTATGCGTTGTGTTCTGGTTGCGTCATATACTTTAGGGATAGCGCCAACAATAACTTTGCCAGCATAACGGAGTGCGGTTTCAAACGATGTAAAGTATTTCTTTGTTGATATGTCACCCTTGTCGATTTGTTTCTCTAGTGCGACACCAGATTGTAAGTTAGGGTTATTACCCATCTGTGGAGAGTAAACGCCAGCAGCTTGATTAATAGATTCAGCACTGTTCATGCTTAAAGCTGATAGTGCAGGGTTAACTTGACTACCGCCTTGCATGTAAGGAGGTGCTACACCGTCTACATGGTTGTAATCCTGCCACGGGTTAGAGTTGGTATTGAGCGTTGATATTGTTGAATCATGACCCTTACGCTGCTCTAACGTACCCCAATACTTTAACTTAGGTGCAAGAACAACGTCTTCAACTTCTCTTGACCATGCCATGTTGTGCACACGTTGTTGATCCATTACTTTGTTAATAGCACCACGATAAACAACCTTGCCGTCTATTACTTTAAAGTTGCCGTAACATGGTATGACTGGTAATAGGTTGAAGACTGTTTCTTCAGATTTACCAAGCCAGCCTCCACCATCCATATACCGCTGGCACACTTTGTGTGACTTTCTTTTCCTTGTCTTTTGTTCGCCGTTATCATCTAGTTCTGGAGTGATGCCACGCTCTGCCAATTCATCTCTTATCTTGGCAAACTTATCATCGAGCTTATACACTGAGCCGTCAATCATTCTGATAATTTCGATGTCGATAGGTTTTTTATACAGCAGGCGGCCAATAGATATTGTATCTGGCTTATCAATATATACGTCTGATTGCCTGTCTTGCCCTATTGATTGCTTCTTACCATCTGGGAACTTATCTTCATACTCTGAATTGGTTATCTCATCAATGACAATACACCAATTAGCATCTGACCTATCAGGCATTTTAGAGTTATCATCAAACCAGACTCTATTCTGGAAATCTTCAAGAGGCTTAATGAATAGGTCTTGATCAAACGTATCAGCGTCAATATAGTCCTGAACTATTTCAAAGCCGCCTAAGCCAGAACCGACAAGCGAACGACATACCGCCGAATAAACTAACGATGCTCCGCTGATGTTCTGTATGTTACGTATTAAGCCTTCGATTGTTTCGGCTGTATCTTCACTACCATTACTGCCAGTTGACTTGACACGAATAGCGAACTCGTTCTGCTCCATCTCACCAGCTATAGAATCAACGATAGGGTTACAACGGTCATCAGTGTATCTAGGCCTTCCGCTCATGCGCTGGATAATGTCAGGCTCCCATTGACCGTCATCAGTCTCCAGGAAGTACTGGCAGGCTCTGACTCTATCGCGCATGTCGCTCTCACTGTCTTGCACAGTACTTATGGCTTCTAATACTTTGCCATGGTCTTCATAATCTAACATTTAGTTATCCCCAAAGTGAATCGAATTGCAGGGCTTCTGGCTCATCTGCAAGGTCTGGTATTTCTTCGCCCATAGCTAAACAGTCAGCCATTCCGGGTGACTCTATATGGTATTTATCCTTCATTTCTTTCTTGCTCATAATCTGTATCTTACCAGACCCGTTAGGCTTTCTAGGTATGCGACATACTTCAGCACGTAGTTTACCAAGTAGTTTAATATCTGAGCTAATACTGATAATTGAGTCAGGGTCAATATATTCCTTGTTCACTACTGCTCTATACGTATTGTAAAAGCGTTGAGCAAGCTTAGTGTAATACTGTGAACGTTTGTTGTTAAACATGTCAGCATTAGTCTTAGGTTTATCTTTAGTGCCTAACGCATGAAGTCCAGCATATTTAGCTTTCTTGTCTTCAACCTCGTTACTGCCTCGATACATTCTAAGCTCGCACTTGATCCCATTGAATGATGTGGCTATCTGTTCACGCAATAACGCTCCCATGCCGTCACCATCCCACGTAAATAAATCTGCATTGGCCTGAATAGCCTTGCTGGTTGCAGTGTCACAAGCTACGTTCCCATTCTCTGCAATTATCTCATCAATATCTTCATACAAGATACCCTTACGTTGAGCATAGCCTTTGGAGTCTCCACCCGTATCAGCAGGGTCAAATGATACAACTGTTGCACCTGTAGGAGTTATGCCAAGCTTAAGGTGTGAATCAATAGCAGCATCAAACCATGCCTTTTTAATGATAGCATTCTCAACTGTGTCGTTGTATTGGCCTCCCCAAATGTGATCATACTCGTCATCACTTAGGTTATCCTTATCATCTGCGCGTTCTTGCTCTAGCTCTGAAGGGAACCAAGGGTTATCAGTATAATTAACTTCGACAACCATCATCAAATCATCTTCATAGTAACCACACCGGGCTAGCTCTTCCTCTGCCCTGCTTAGGTACTTCTTAGCTACTGCGTCTTCTGAACTGCCACGGTTCATTGTGATCCAAATCTCTGGCGGGTCGCCTTCATCACCTGCCGCGCTTCTTACTGATGGCGTTAATACCTTTAGGCTTTTCTCACTTACGCTTTCACCTTCTTCAATCCATAAACGATTGATACCAGCAATAGATTTTAGGCTGGTTATGTTACGGGCTAAACCTTTGTAGAATATCTCACCGCCTGACGATGAATTGATATTGTTGTTAGTAGTGCTTATACCTTCAACACCTAACCGTGATATCTCTTGCTTTAAGCTTTCATGTACTGAGTCATCAATAGAATTCTGAAACTCACGGGTACAACATATCCTTTCGCCAGAATCACAGAGCATAAGCATGATGTCACCTACGCCAATTGATTTAGATGAACCACGTCCACCTACTGCAATCTTTATGCGCTTAGGCTTGCTTAGCAGCCATGCAATCTTGTCTGTGACTCTTAGGTCTATGTTAGCCATATGCAACTTTTATTCACTTTGAAAAGTATATTAGCGTGATAACTGGCACTTTTATGCAGTTATGCAATATTTATTCACTCTTTATTCGTAGTAACAGGATTAACTGACCAGTTGTTAAGCGTCTTGCCGTTAGATGTATGGTCAAGCTCTTGCTTATCGTTCCACCCAAAGTTGTTTTTAAGGTTGAATATCAATCCTGTAACGCTATTACCGTAGAGGCTTTTCTCTAGGTTATTCTCAATTATTGCCCTAGCTTTTCTTATTGTGGGGAAATACTCATCTTTGTTAGAGTAATTTAACACCGTCTTTCGGTCTACATCTAAAGCTAATGCTAGTCCTGACATGGTAGGCAAAAACCTTGGTTCATCCCCTGACATATCCCACGATTCACCACCCACTGAGAAGTAAGCTTCAACAGCTTCCTGCAATGATTCGACAGTAGGAAACTTTAAAGGCTGGCCTCCATCGTTACCTACCGCAAACTTATTACCTTTAGGTGCCGCCATCTAAACCACCGCACAGACTTTATAGATTGTTAAGCTTCCATCAATACTTGGTGGTGCTAACTCTCCCGCGCCTAGCGCTGTTCTGAGTACGTGGTCAAAG